TGCAATTCATCATGTGGAAAGTAAAATGTCTTATAAAGGCAAATAAACGTGTTTTACGAGATTTATAGTTTTATAGAAGAAATGAGGTGTAAAAATGTTAGACGATTTAAAAAAACAAATGATATTGGCATTATATGAGCCAGATGAGGACAAGAAAAGGGAAATGGTTCAAGAAATCATGGACAGTCCAGAAATGGAAGAATTCAATAACATGATGAAACAACTGTGGGATTGCATTACTAGTTTTGTAAAAACTCTTTTTGATCATATAAGAAAAATAGTGCGAGCGGTAAAAAAATATCAGCGTATTAATTCATATAGAAGACAACGGATTAAACATAGAAGGAGAGTGAGTGATATGAGTAATCATAAGAAAAAGAAATTAAAGAAACATCTTACTAAACGTGCGAAAGCCGTAGATAAATACCGGGTTAACAAAGCATGGAGAAACATATTTGTAAAAGCTGGCATTGTGGAATAGATTGTGGAAGAACCAAAGGAAGTAGGTGAATCATCATTTGTTTGACTGGCTGAAAGACTATCAGAAATTAGAAGAACGAATCGCATACTTAGATTACAACTTAGACAAAACAAAAGCTGAATTAAAACGCTGGGTCAGTGGTGATTTGCGGGAGGTACGTTTAACTGCTGAATCGGAAGGTGCAAAGGTAGAAGAACGTATTGAAGCAATTGAATATGAATTGGCACATAAGATGAATGATATGTATAAATTGAAGAACTTGATTAGTAAGTTCCGAGGTTTGGACAATCAATTACTTAAAATGAAATATGTAGACGGCATGACGTTAGAACAAATAGCTGAGGAAATTAGTTATAGCTCTAGCCATATTAAAAAGAAACATGCGGAAATAATTCGGTTGATTAAATTCGTAGAACGAGAAGGTATCATTTAGGTTCACCACTAAAGTGAATCGATACTATTGAAAATATGAATTATAGTAATAACATAAGAAATCGACGAAAGGGCAACTGATGCATGGTTGCTCTTTTATTACGTCCAAATTATTTAGGTGGTGTATCGTAAATGATTACTGAAATCAGAAAAACAATATCAGGTACAGAGTATTGGGATAATGAAAAGAAGAAGAGTCTATTTGTACCAACTGGTGAGGTACCAGGATTCGAAGTAACTGAAAATCCTGAGAGTATGATCTTGGGACTAGACTTATCAAGTGAACCCGATAAGACAGTAGTTAATAATTCTTTCTTAAGTAATTTCACTGTAAAACAATTACGTGAATACGCTGACGAACAAGGTATTGAGATTCCTTCTGATATGAAAAAGAAAGAAGACATCATTGAATTACTATCATGAAGTACTGTGACTTCAATGGCTGCTATAACAAGATAAGCAAGGGACGTTACTGTGAAGAACATAAGCGTAACAAACCAAGGAAGAAGAAAGACAAGAAGAACATCTACCATCATGAGAACAAACCATTCTATCGCACTGATGCATGGAAGTATGTTAGGTCAAAGGTATACGAAAGAGAGAATGGCTGCTGTCAACGATGTGGAAGGTTTGTCTTTGGTAGGCGTGCTCATGTTCATCACATAATACCAATCAAAGAAGATGAAACACTTAAATTAGAAGAGAATAACCTAAGATTACTTTGTCCAGTTTGTCATACAATCGAAGAAAATGAAGATAAACCAAACAAAGTTTTTCCAAGTTATTTTGGAAGCCCCCCTGTCAAAAAATAAAATTTGTCCTCTGGGGAGGATAGGTAGCGTAGGGGGCATTTCTATCGTTAGACAACATTTTTAAAAAATAAAGGGGGGTGTGAAATGTCTACGAAAAAAGAGCGTCAAAAAATTGTTGCCGATAAAACAGAAGCTGAGAAAAATCGGATATTAAAAATCATGCGTGATGCAGATATTTACACCCTTACTTTAGATCCATTAATTGAATCCTATTTAGATATTTTCGAAGTTTATATGACGATGTTTATTGAATGGAAAGAAAAAGGTTTCCCACCTACTCAACGTCACACCAATAAAGTAGGGGCCACAAATAATTCAAAGCATCCATTGGCGCAGCAAGTAGAAACTTGGGCGGATAAAAAAACAAAAGCATTGGATTTATTAGGGCTTACTAATAAGGCTAAACCAGGTAAATATGTCACTGGTGGTTCTACTGTAGGGAAAAATGAAGAGGTGGAAAAGCCTACAGCAAAGGTTAGTGAATTAGATAAACATCGTGCAAAATGGCGTGGTGCAAAATGATTGAACATGGCGTTAACTATGCAGATATTTATGCGAAAAAAGTAAGAAAGAATCCTAAAAAATATCCCGATACTATCAAAGCAATGGTAGATCGTTATTATAAATGGAAAAAGCGTAAAGATATTTGGTTCGATGTGGACCGAGCAAACGAAATGATGGATTGGGTTGAAACGTTTGTCCGTCATACTAAAGGTGATTTGGCTGGACAGCCTTTTATTCTAGAGGATTGGGAAAAATTCGCTTACTCATGGATATACGGATGGGTTCATAAGAATGAAAAAGGACAAATTGTCCGAGTTACTCGTGAAGCTTACATTCAGGTTCCTAAGAAAAATGGTAAAACCTTAATCGGTGTTGGTGCTCTTGGTTATGCGATGTACGGTGAAGGAGTACTCAGTGCCGATTGTTATTGTTGTGCGAGCGATTTTAACCAGGCTCAATATGCAGCAAAGCCATTTGCAGCAACAATTATGAACCATGATGTATTAATGGAATGCTCACACATTTATAAAGGGCCAAAAGGAACGATTTCCAGTGTGACATATGATTATATTCGTGATGATTTGGCTTATCAGAATCAATTCATTGTAATGAGTAAAAACATTCAATCCATTGAAGGTTCCAATCCAC